GTTTCTGGGTTAGTAGTAAGGGAGCCACCATGCTTAGCAGCTAATCCTTTAAGGGCTTGGACTTCGCCTTTAGTCATATGGACGAGTTCAGTATCGTCGTTTCGACCCTTAGATTTTAAGTAATGTGCTGTATTGTGTAGTCCCATAAGGCCTCACCCGTTAATTTTGTTTAAGTTTATCATTTAAACTGCCGTTCCGGAAGCATTTACCCATTTAGTTCCTGTCCACCAAATAGGTATACCAAGGGTAGTATCAAAAAACTGCTGTCCAGTTAGAAGCTTTACTGTCGGCCTTTGCGTAGTAGCACCAAAATCAGGGGTGGCTAATGCTTGGGAAAAATTGTTTAACAACGTAAAATATAACCGCAAGGCGTTATTTAGCTGGTCTTGATACTGTTGACTATAGTCTACCGGAGCTACTAGTAAGTTAGGTGGGGCAGGTATTAACGGCGTACCATTATAGTTTTGATATGCTGGAATAGTCATTATCTTCTACCATCCGGTCTAATATCAATACGTGGGCTACCCAACTGCCAAGCCACACCTACACCAGTAGACTCGATTCTAAATGCCATCTGACGACCACGCAAGCGGGTATAGACCTGACCATCGAATTGTTGGACGGTATACGAAGGGGCTACCGTATAGTTTTGTGCCGATTGTACCTGTGGATTATCTGCCTGTCCATAAGCAGTTCCTGAGTTTTCCCTAGGTTTAACCGTCATCGTAACGCTGGGCTGATTAGTAGTAGACCCGTTAAAGTTAACGTCAGGAAGAATTCGCCAGACGAAGCCAAAATTGTGACCATCGCCAATATCAAAATCAGAGCTTTGTACATATGCAGTAATTGGTAAAGTTGCAGAGGTTGATAAATCATCGCACCCATTTTCATGGTAGAGCAGTCTGCCGTTGTAATCTGCAGCAATAGGGTATGGCTGAGTACCTGTTTGCATCCAGGCAGTGCGACCCATAGTTCCGTAGTACCAGACCCGGTCTAAATAGTTATAAATTACGTACTTGTCAACAACGGTGTTTGCACTACTTTGACTTACGTAGTACCACCAAACCTCATTAAATGCCTCATTAGCCCCTGCAAATACTTGATATGCTTGGTTTTCATTAATATCGCCAAAAATATATTGGCGTAATGCACAAGGCAAAACCTCAACTCGGCCAGAATACATATAAAAACGATCTCGACCCATCCAGTAAGTTACGTTGTTAATCGTAATCATGGAGTTAGGAGACATAACAGATATGTTGTCCATCAGTACTTGGAAACCCCAAACATAAGGAGCACCTAAATACTGCATGGAATATAAGCAAGAATCAGTCCAAACTAAAATTTCTTGGCGAGTTGCACGAGCGCCCATAATATAAGAGCCGTTTGTCAATAGGTATTCGCCCGACTGATTTGTAAGCTGAGGAACCCATTGATAGGCATTAGCTTGGTCTGACCAGCGAACCAACAAGGGATTAAATGTAGTATTTGCATTATTAGGTACGTACGAGTTTGCGCCAAAACAAATTACAAACTCTTGAATAGCTGAAGTAATAACTTGGAACGTTTGAGTTGGCACAAAAGCACCAGCATAAGAAAAATTATATATGCCGGAACTTGACCCGGTAGTGGTTGTTGTAATAGGTACAGTAGTTGCGCCAGTAATATAGTTAGAAGCTACTTTTGTATTTGCTGGCAAATTAGTACCAGTAATAACCATATAAGGATAGACACTTGGAGCCACCGCAGATGATACTGTAATAGATGTTGCGCTAGAGCCAAAAGAAGTACCGCTATCTGTAAAGGCAACAGTTGAATTAGCAATAGAATTTAAGTATTGAGCACGTGTTCCTACGCCACCGCTATCTTGCCAATAAAAAACAGCTCCGCCACGTGGAGCAATAACAAGGTCGGCCCCGTAGTTATCATTAGACCAAAGCCGTAACTGTGAGCCAAGCCCTGAAGAGTATGCTGAACCCCAACCACGTGTACCCGTTTCAGGATAAACAATTACGTTTGCACCGCCACCGACCATATTAGAAGCTACTGTTTTTTGTACAGTTATTGTGTAGGTATTTGCATCAACGTAGGTAAGCTGAAATGTGCCGTCTAAATAGTTAGCCCCTAAAGTATCGTAAGTAACACCAGAAAGGCCATACGTGCCAGTTTTATAGCTATAAGTTCCAGTTGTATAGGAGTAAATTGTTGGGATTGAAGCTAGTCCAGTAACCCCTGTAAATGCTACCCAAACTATAGAAGCAGTTCCTGACCCAGTACCCGCACCGGTTGCGGTAAATATTGTTCCAACTGCATTTGAAGTTGCGCCAATTAACGTAAAGTCCGTAGACCCTACAGCTACAATTTTATACTGCTCACCAATAACAAAGCTACCAGCATTAGTTAAATACCCATGATTTGGTTGGTTAACTGTAACCACATTACTACCGGCATTTATTGAAAAGGGATTGTTGGGCAGTAAAGTATTAAGAATGGTGTTAACACCACCCCAAGGTCCTGCACCCCAGCCAGTACCTATTGAATAAACTGTATTTCCCGTTGGATATTCATATTGGGCTGTAACTGTGCCCCCGCCTGAAGCTGTTGATGTAGCCGCTAAAGGAACTGTAATTGTATAAGATGAAGACGATGCTATCGACGTAACTACATAATCGCCCGATACAAGAACACCGCCAACAGAAGTAGCGCCAGAAAAATAAACGTAGTCGCCTATGCTTGGACTATATGTACCATCAGTTACAGTAACCGAAGTAGAGTTTAATACGGTAGCAAAAGGGTTAGTAAGCGTGTCTGTTTGTATAATTGGGGTAATGTCGTTATACACACCGCCGTAGTAGATGTAATACTTAGTGTTTGTACCTAATCCAATATACGTATTACCGATACCGGCATCGCCATCTAGCCAAATCCATAGTGAACGACATACGCCGCTAAATTGGTTATTAGATACTTGAGTCCAGCCGCCAATCTTCTCAGGAAAGCCAGAACGAAAACGAATTTTCTCGCAATCAAACCAGCCACCTTCATTTGAGTAGTCGGTACCTTCCCTATTAACGCCCGGTCTAAATTGTAGTTTTTGTAATGGCATTGGGTTTACCCTAGTATCTCTTTAGCTTTGTCTATTTTAGCAATTCTATCGGCTAACCCCAATAGGCCGCCATTAATTCGTTTAGTCATCTCTGGGTAGTCTCGCTTATCAGCTAGGTCATTTAAACCTTTTTTGTTCCAGAACCACCCCGCAGACATACAAGCATAATAAGGCTCAACCAAAAGCTGTGGTTTATCAGCAAGAACAGCGCCAATTCCTTTTCCACAGTTGTCATAGTTTTCTCTGCCGGTTAACTGAATTAAGCCCCTACCATGAAACTTCCATCCATCGCCTTCTTCTGTATTTCCCATACGTCCTGCATATACTTTGTTTGCAATCTTTTCTGGATTATTAGCATATTGTTCAGCCACATCTGCACTAGGAAATCTTGAGGGCCATGTACGCATAAGTCCATCGGCAGAGTAATGAAGGTTCTCTTCCAAAGTTCTGAAATTGTTTGACTCATGTTGGCACTGTCCTATAAAAGCTGCTTGTCTTTGTGTTGTCGATATGTTGTACTTAATAAATGTTTGATTTAGCGGGTCTAGCCACTTCTCATCAATACCTAGTTCCTTTAGCTGCTGCTCGTTCATTTAATCGCCATCTGTTCAGCAATCCACTGCTGAAGCGTTACTGTTTGGAGGGTTGTGGCTGCGCAATCTGAAGCAAGTTGATTGTAGGCGGCGATTGCATCAGAGAGCTTGGAGGTTGAGGAAATGCCGGGCACTGTACTGGCGCCATTGTTGCTGCGCACCCCGTTAGCATAATACTGCCTAATAAGAGCAAGCTTCGCATCATATTCATCTTGGATTCCTTTAGTTACTAGTTCGTGTTGCTTTTGGATTGACGCCGTTTCCACTGCTTGTTTCTCTGCTGTAATACGGACTTGGTCTTTGTAAACAGTAAAATCCCTATCCCTAGTATGCCAGCCAGCGAAAAAGATGCCGCATACAAAAGCAATAAGTAGTGCAATTTTGATGTAGGTTCCATATAACATTACGCCCCCGGCTCAGAGTTAGATTTCATCATTACACTAGCACCACCAGCACCCGAAACAATACCTAAAGCCGAAGCCAGTTCTGTAAGATTAATAGCCTTAGACTGCATAACNTCNTANATNGCAATNANAATNACNGCAAAAAAACCAATGAGCCAAGTCCAACGCCCTAAATCATGCGTTTGGTTATCTTTACCAGTAAGAAGGTCATTGATAATTTTATTCACTTTAATTTAATACTTTCCTTCGGCAAATACATTTACAAAAACTGTGTTGTCCTCTAGTGCTTCAATTTCATGCCATTCACCAGCAGGAAGATTTAATGGCTGGCTATTCTTATCAATGGTATAGCTACGACCTTCTAAACTGACTAAACAAGAACCAGCATTGCACATGGTTGCATGGGCATATCCATGACTATGTCTAGCCAATCCTTGTCCTTTATTGGCATGAAAAACATTTAGGTGTGCGCCATCGTAAGTAAAGCTATGAATTGGCTCTATTGTTTGTATCATTTTCTTTTTCCACTTGAATTGGCATCCATTTACCTGTATATCCAGCAAATTTATGCACATATCTAACTTGCATTTCTATAGTTCCATCTGATTTTTGAATATTGCGAAATTCAGGGGTAGCATTTGGATAAATTCCGTATGACATTATGCAGTTATTGTTCCAGTAGTTTTGGGTTGTTTTGTAACTGGTGATGCAACATAAGGAGCAATAGTTCCAAATTCATCAGCTTTAGCACGATTAAATAATTCTATACCATGTGATTCTGTGTCATAGGATGCCGCAGTAAATGGCAATTCTTCATTAAATTCAACAAATTTAACTGTTAAATGAATTGCTGTTTGTTCATCATTCATCCAAACAGGGTTTTTTGCATATTCTAAAGTAAACATATTTTTTCCTTTTTAAGCAATTCTGACTGCTAAAACTATAGTTTGAGAACTGCTTGATCCTCTACCTCCATCTGATGAAGCCATATATCTCCATGTTCCAGATAAATCATTACCAGTATTTTGGGTTACCAAAGCCGAACCACAAGTAAAAATAGCAAGTCCAGAATGGGTTGGATTGGCTGTCGTGCCACCACTAATATTAATACCACCACTAAGAGAAACTTGTGCATAACTACCAACAGAATTAAATGAAGTTGAAGCAGGAGAACTATTTGTAATAGTTATTCCACCAGTTGATGCAGACACAGAAATACCAGTTCCAGCAGTAATAGAAGTTACTCCAGTATTTGTAACTGTATGAGTAGCTGATCCTGTAGTAGTAATTGCAGTAATAGAAATTCCTGTGCCAGCAACAGCAGTAGCAGAAAGAACACCTGAATTAGTTACAGTAAGAGCACCTGTAGTAGCAGATACCGAAATACCTGTACCAGCCGAAACTGAATTTACGTTAGCATTAGTATTAACTGGCGCAGTAGTCTGCGTAGTTGCATCGTTAAAAGTTAGGGTTGTACCCGAAGTTGTAATTGCCATGTGTTGCTCCTATTAAGGGGTAGTACCAGATACTACTGATGTTAACACTCTAAGGTTACCGGACGAATCTATGCTAGCTACATTAGTGCCGTTGTAACTAAAATACAACTTTGTTCCAGTAGGGGTTACATTCCAGCCTCCAGAATTAGTAATCTGTGTAGCATTGGTAGCATTTGTTACCGTACCTGATGAGTTTCCTGTTCCACCCGAAGTAATAGCTAATGGGTTTGCTAGAGATACGACTTGGGCTGAACTAATTGATATGGCATTTACCCCACTAGTCTGGATATTCATTGCTCCAGAAGTGTCTGTAGTTAATTGTAGTGAAGTACCTGTAGTTGTACCTGCGTTTAAGACTGTAGCCATATTAGGTTCCTGATGTAGAAGCCAACAAATAATAAACCGTACCGCCGATATTGACAGCAATCTTATTAGTTACAACGTTAACAACTGATGCAGTAACCCCAGTAGAAGCCAAAGCGTTACCAGAAACTGTTGGAAAAGTAATAGTCGGCGTACCCGCAACTGTTGGAGCCGCTAAAGTTAACGTCCCGCTTGTATCCCCAGAAATTGTAAATTGACCCATGATTTATCCTTAAGTCTTGATAATGAAGTTAATACCGAGGTATGGAGGAAGGTTTGCATTTGTACCACTTGAACCAGCCGTGTTAATAGAAATTCCAGTTGAGGCCGCAGCAGTTGTGCCAGTTGCATCTTGTGAGAAATTGCCACCACCAAATGCTTGATTTCCTCCAGCAGAAGGTCTGGCAGCATAGCTATGAGTATGGGTAGGGTCTGTAAGGGTATGGGTATGACTTACTACAATAGCATCAGCAGAGCCGCCTGTAGCTCCAATAGTTGTGCCATACGGCATACGGTTTGTATAGTTAGGCAAGTTAAACGTAGTAGAGCCATCACCGCTACCAAAAGTTGTACCGAATAAAGCAAATAATGTAGCATAGGTAGTTCTAGATACCGCAGTGCCATCGCACAATAAGTATCCGCTAGGGGCAGAGGCTGTAGGCCACATTAAAATAGCACCAGAAACAGTAGAAGGACTGGCGGCAATACTTGCATTGACAAAAGCCGTTGTAGCTAGCTGGGTTGTGTTTGTACCTGTAGTTGCTGTGGGGGCCGTTGGACCAACTGCAAATGTAGCTGCATTATTAGCAGTAAAAGTACCGCCTACGGTTAAGTTGCCTGTATCTGTTTGGTTGCCAGTAACACTAAAATTACCATTAACTTTAAAATCGCCAGCAGAGCCAGTTTGAGCTGAATAAAAGTTTGTGCCGTCTGTATAGACTTGGGCTGTAACGCCGTTAGGAATAGTAATAACAGAACCAGAGGAAGCGCCAATAGTAATGGCATAGCCGCCAGTAGTCTGATTAGAAATCACATACATTTTTGGTTGGTTTAATGGGGCAATAACCTGATAAATACCAGAGTTTGTACCCTGTACAACAAGCACCATATTGCGGGCTTCATCTAAAACACCATTTAGGTTAGTAAGGGTGTAGTTAGCGTTAGCCATAGTGATGGTTTGTACACCAGCCACGGCTTGTTCGATAAGCATCCAGTTTGTATTAGTCGTGTTACCCCAGACGCCAGCCTGTTCGCCACTGCCAATTTCTTGGATTTTTAAACTAGTTGTATACGAAGATGCCATAATCTATCCTTGAAAATCATCAATTTGGGTCCAGTTGGGGTTTTGAGCGTCGTTAATCGTACTCCAAGAACCTCCGCCAGCGTTGTTAATACTAGACCAATTCGACGTCTGATTGTCGTTAATTTTAACCCATCCACGGGCAATAAGCGAGTCTAAAAGAAAAACGTTTTCCGCAATAGCCGCAACAAACCCCGCTTTAATTGACTCAGCATCTGCAAAATTAAGGTTTTCGGTAATACTTTGAGCAAACTGGGCGGTAATAGTTTCAGTTTCGGCGGATGTTAACCCCTCAGTAATGCTTAAAATAAATACAGAAATAATAGTAGCTACATCGGTAATACCAACATTTTCAGATATAGACGCCGCAAACTGGGCAGCTAAGGCAATAATATCCGCACTGGTAATGTTTTCGGTAATGCTAGAGGCAAACTGGGCAGTTATAGCTTGGGCATTGTCAGAAGTAATTGGCTCAGTTATAGTTTGACCAAATGCCGAAGTTTGGGTGTTTGAGTCTTGTACTGCGGTTATTGGTTCTGACCGGCTTTCTAGGGCGGCAAAGTACTGAACACTAGAATCGCCAGCAGTAAAGTTTTCTGTTTGCGCTGCAGCAAATTGGGCTGTTATGGCTGCGGTATCTGCAGGGTTAAAGTTTTCGCTAAGGGATTGTAGGAATGTTGATACTTGAGTACTTGAATCCCCAGAAGTAAAATTTTCATTAAGACTAGTAACAAATAGCCCAGCAGTTGAGCTAAGGTCAGTCATTGTAATTGGGTCGGTAAAACTTTGTAAAAAGCTAAATGTATTAATATTTGAGTCGGCTAACCCAATGTCCTCTATAAGAGAAGCGGTAAAAGATGTCCCTGCTAGTGAAGCAAACGGTACTTGAGCAAAAGACGAGATTCCAAACATTATTTACGTTTGTAAACTTGTTGGCATTGTTACCACTTTCCAAGACAATGTAACTTCATCCCATTCATACATTTGTTTATCGTCAGGATAAGAAATTGGTGACTCCCACAACCAAGTTGTATTATTTAATGTCCAGCTTGGGTATGGTTGTGAAGCATAAAATACATCATTTTGTTTGTCGTATGTAAAACCAATGCCAGCATAGTTGCCACGCAAAGGACGTCCCTCTGGGTGCTGATTACCAACGGTATTATAGGATGTTTGAATCCACTCACCGGGGCTTGTATCAACGAACGTGTTAAAAAAGTCAGCCTCAGCCACAATGACTTGCGTAACTTTTCCGTCAACTACTTTTGCAAAATGACTCATGCTGTGTAACTCCCTGAAGATGTAAATGTAATAATTTTATTAGAGCCTGATGTAGTTACTGTTGGTGAACCTGTTGTTACACCAGAATAATTAGCTGTTGGTACAGAAAGAATAACAACACCAGAACCACCAGCAGCCCCTATACCATTGTATGAACCAGACTGTCCAGCACCGCCTCCGCCTCCACCGCCAGTATTTGCAACGCCAGTACCGCCAGCGCCCGGACTTGGATTTTGCCCACCATCACCAGCACCGCCTTTTTGAGCAGTTGTTGCTGTTCCACCGCCCAAGCCACCAGAGTTGCCGTTTCTAGCGCCTCCACCGCCACCACCAGCGTAGTAAATAGATGTACCAGTAATACTAGAAGCGAGCGCTAATCCTCCAGCTCCGCCAGCACCACTTGAACCTTGTCCAGCACCACCAGCTCCGCCACCACCACATCCGTTTAAACCACCAGTATAAGAACCTCCAGCATTACCTTGCCCAGAAGTTCCAGATCCCCCTGTACCTGTTCCGCCTTGTCCACCACTTCCACCACCTGAACCGCCAGAATTACCGCTTGTGTATTGGCCTCCACCTCCGCCTATGGCTATAGTAGATACAGGTGAAAAAGAAGAATTAGAGCCATTTTGACCTGACCCACTAGAAACAGCTCCACCAGCACCTACAACAACTGTATAAACAGTACCCAAAATTAGGGGTGTTGTACCTGTTAATAAACCT